CGTTCAGTTCTAGGTGGCCTGGACGTTCATTCGGCTGACCGCTATGTTTCCAGATCCTCTTGACTGCCTCGGGTGGTGCATATCCTTCATCAATAGTCTGGCGTAGAGATTCATCCGCCGCTTCATTCATGGCTGCAAGCGCCTCGGTTCGGCCAATGGTCTCACCGCGCAATTGTAGAAGCCGGTCAGAATAGCGGCTGATCAATCGGTCAATCGTGGGTCTGGGAAGCGGCTCATCATTCTTTAAGGCGCGTTTTACGATGTGGTCAAACCGATGATCTCTGCGCCTGCGGGTCAAGTAATTCCCGTCGAGATTTTCCAGCTCCTTTCGTGCTCTGATAACGGATTCGGTTTGAGGCGCGTTCAAGCCAAGAATGCCACCAACCCGTTTTCCTTTACCCCATTTTGCCAGTGGCGGACCTGGGGCTATGCGCCCAACAATGTCCAGAGCAACTGAGCGCGGGTTGCGTCCATTCAGATAACCATCCAAGAGAAATTTCCTGACAGCCTCTCGCTGGGTTTCATTAATGTTGGTGATCATCTCCGATGATTTATTCTGAAGCCACGTCTCCGCACGTAAGTTACCCAGATCGAACGTCGCCCCGAACTTCACGGGAACCTCGCTACCGACGTAAAATTGGCCTGCCTCGTAATAGCCGTAACGCATATCCTGAGTCAGCTGTGAATAGTCACCAGTACGGACGCCAGCAGCCTGTAAAACCCGATCTAAGACCTCTTCGGTAATCGCATCCTCAACATCGTCATAAACCGTGGTTTGAACTTCTAAAAGAAGCTCTTCCAGCTTTCCAATTTTTGCCCGTCGAGACATTTTCTCGACCGCATCCAAGAAATCCAAGCCCAGCGCAAGGCCCATTTTATCGAGGAGCGCATACAGCAGATTTTCAGAAACGGCCATTTACTTTTTCAGCAAATCGTTCAGGAAATTATCGTCCACTTTTACAGATTTATGATCGACTAGAACGGATGTCCTGAAGGTCTTGTATCGAATAGATCCTTCGATGTACCAGATGTGCCCACCGCTGCCTTGATTGGCCAGCAGTTTCCCATCGCTCGTGAATAAAAGGTCATTGCCGTTCACATTGCAAACAACCAAATCGACCTCTTCAATCCCTTTGATTTTTGCCAATTTCATCTCGCACACCTTATTTTCCAAAATACCGTTGTCGGACCAGTCCTGAGCGGATGCAAACCGACGATCTGCATTTTCACCCCGTTCACAGTCAACATCCCATCAAGCGTTGGTTGGGGATCCCCCTCCATACTCATCAGAAATACGATGTCATCGTGCCGGAGATTTGTGCCTTCCATATTTACGTAAGCCATTGCGGATCCTGGCAGGCCAAGCTCCATCACTTTCACTTGATATTCAACAGGAGTCCCTGGCGTCGGGTCGTAATCGGGACCGGTCGTTGGCCCTGGCTCCGTCAATACGGCAGACTTGCCGAACTCAACCACGCTCGGGATAACTACGTCGTCTCGGATTTCCTCATAGTCAAATAATTCAACCATCTCAAGTCCTCACCGCACGTCCGGCGATGGTCGAGCTGCTGGATCCGGTCAGAATGGGAGCGAGAATGCCGCGAATAACCGTAACAACCGGCTGTACCGACTGTGCCCCATGAGGCGCTGTATATTCGATCTTGATCACATCGACCTGAACAGATTTCCGCTGGCCTGACGGAGTGTAATCGGGTTGTAACGAGTTGGGGCTTACCAACTCTCGGAGCGCAGCTTCATAAGTTGCGTCTGGAACCTCATCCGGCACTTCATCGGTAGGAATGTAATTTCCATTAACATCTGCCGCGTCTGTTCTGGGCCACTCACGCAGCTGATCGCGCAGCCCCGTCTTGTTTCCTGGAAAGTCGGATCTGTACGCATGATCAATATACTCAGTACCGCGCAACAGCGCCTCGTTTTTGAGTTGATCCGAACCGGTCCACGTCGTATTCCCACGCGCCAGATGATAAGCATCTGCGCCAGCTAGTGTGCCGTAAAAATCAGCCATTTTACTGCTCCGCTGCTAATGCCTTGGCTTCAGCCTTTTTCAAGAAACCATCATGGACGTGTTCGCCATTGACCGTAACCACCCAGCGCCCACCACCTTTATGAATCGCCTTAACTTCGTGCTTGACAGGCTCTGTCACAACCTTATCCCCATCCCATAACTTGTGGATCTTGGAATTGAAATCCGATTCATTGATGATCAGAGGTCCGTTGTCTGATTTTATTACAACTGTTGGAACTTTCATTGAACGTGTCCTCACTAGAAAAAGCGGAGCCCTACCCGTCGCCCAACATTTCAGGAGAAACGTAAACAGGTAGGACTCCATAAAAACGGGAGCAGTACAAGGCCCACTCCCGCCATTAGGGTTACTTATCAGTAAATCAACAGAGCCGTGTGGCGTTCCTGAAGAACTTTCACGCCCCATGCCAAACTGACATCGAACCGAACCTTATGATAGCCCTTGTAAACGGCTACCGTGAAGGCCAGCCCAGATCTCGGATCCGTCATGACCATACGATCAGATGCAGTATCTCCACCTTCTGGCAGTGCCGGAGCACGAGCCGCGAGTGCGATTGCATTGCGATAGAAAGCAACGCCGCCGACATCATAGTCAGAGCCGGTGTTATCAACAATGGTGATCGCGGTCGCAGAAGTCGGAATCGCTTGCATCAAGCCTGGAGACTGGATGGTAATGGATCCGCCACCAGAAACATCAGCATCACCCGTAACCACTACATACTGCCGAGCATCACCAGCAAAGGTAATCACATCGCCAGCGAGGATCGCGCCAGTGCCTGCCGAGGCAAGTGTAATAGCGGTCGAGCCAACAGCGTAGCCAGCATTGTCAGTGGTAGCCGAAGCGCCATCACCAGCAGTGTGTGCTACAGGCTGTCCGGTTTCCCGAATCGCAACGCCGTGAGGCGAAGCCAGAATACCTTGGTCACCGAAAGGCATCTTCGACCAATCGCGGTCATCATTGATGCCATACAGGGTGCGAAGAGCCGCGCCGGTAGTGGTATCAATGACCATCTGACGATCAGACAAAGGAGCGCCATTGTCGGACAAGACTTTGCCCATCTGGCTCAAGCTGTCGATATTGGTTGCAAACAACGGGGTGTTCGGTGCTCCCACCGCACGAGAAGCGCCAGCAGCCGCCGCAACCGCGAGATCGGTTTCAACCTCATTGGTCAAAGCGCGAAGCGCCTGAGCGAACATATCCGCCTGAACCACGTTGTAACCTGGGCCATTGTCTAGTCCTAGCTTGGCTTCACCAACGAAACCAAACTCAGCTGCCCGAGATTTGGTGATCGTAATGCTGTTGTTGCCAATGGTCTGGCCAGTAGGCTCTGGAACCTGCATTGCGGGCGTAATGTCAGAAACATTGCCAGCGGGCGTGATCGGAAAAGTGACGGGCTCATTCACAGCAGCCTGTTCGGCGCTGGTGTCACGAAAGACCGAAGGAATGTATCCGGTGAGTTCACGGGATACTGTGTCCAAGCCTTTATATAGACTTGGGATCAAACCAGTAAGTGTATTTTCAGCCACAGTTTGGGCCTCCTTTAAAAATGAGAAAAAATAGGTTTATTTGCTATCCAGCAATCGCACCGATCTCATCCGAGAGGCGGCATGGTTAAAACTAAAAATAACTTCAATCTACAATCCTGACTTCTGGAGAAGAGGCCAACCTTTGTTGGTCATGAGCACTGGCATTTTCAAACTCCTTTCTGGAGATTGTGCGTTGTCCACCCTCTCCCGGTGGGGTAGCGCCCGAGCCAGTATGGCCGGTTCCTTTGAGGATCGTGTCTCGATTCGGATACTGGTTCACAATTTTTTCCAGCGCCTCATCGAATGTGGCCACCTCTCCAGGGTTTGAATCACTATAGATCGGGTTGCCATTGGCATCAACAGGATTGATGTTCCCGTCTTTGAAAACGAAATGTCTTCCGAACGTGCCCTGAACCATATCTGCCGGAACAGCCAGCTTTTCCTTGATGTATTTCGACCCGAGGAAAGCGGTGTTCAGCTTATCCCTTTCATGGGCACTGCGAAGCTTCTCATTCTCTTGTTTGGATTCATCCAGTTTCGCTTGAAAACCATCGGTGATCTCTTTCCGTAGCTTGTCAACTTCGCCAGCGTCAATCAACTTCTTGCCGTCGATATTTGCCACTGTCTCCATTGCCTCTTTGGCTTTCTTTGGATCCAAATCTCCAAACGCCTTCAGTGCTGCTTCCGCAGCCTCTTTAGCTTCACGATGGCCTTTTGATTCCGCGTTTAACCGTCCAATGCTTGAGTGCATGGCAATAGGATCATAAGTTTTTTCCTTGCCATCGTCATCTACATAAATCGGCTTTCCGTTAGAAATCTCAGCGTATTCTTTTCCTTCAAATTCAATTGTCTTAATTTTCATCTTTACTCCGTCCGAAGTTAGCTTTTGGTCAGTCCTGACCGGTTAATTATTCCTGTCGTCGTCTACATCGTCGGCAGGAACTTCACCAAGTATATTTTCATACTCGGTTTCTGCTTCAAACTCAGGCCCGAGAATTTCTCTTCGCCTGAATTCAGCCCATAGCGTATCAAGCGACAAATCGCCTGATTCGCGCATCTTTAATAAATACTCGGGTGACTTTCCATCCAGATCGTCAATTGCAAAGTCTGTGAAAATACTGACTGTCGGGGCATTCGATTCATTCAACCACATCGCCGTAATCGCCAGTGCATTTTCCAGCGCATCTTTCAAACCAAGCGCCCACGACTGTACAGCGGAATTTCCTTTTTCAGCGGCTACCGCAGCATTTATGACAGTCATGTTTCCGCTCTGCGCGGTCAGTGGCTGTCGGCCCAGTTCGCGTAATTCCTTGACCGTTTCTTTAATGTCGCTGGCCAGAAATGCGAGTGTCGCCGCATCGGTTCCGATCCACTCCCAAGATCCTGAATTCCCGTCTGCATTGGGTGGGGCGTAGAGCACGGCAAGTGGCCCCACCGGCACCGGCTCCGGTTTTCCATCTGCGCCATATTGTGGCGTAACACCATTACCGGCCAGCATGGGGAAACAGGTACTGGTTTTAATGTACTTGAGCGAAGTTTCCTGTTGGTACAGTTCGATCTGAAGGTCCGCAGCATCTCGCATGGGTGGCAGGAATTGCCATTTCGTTCCTTTGCGCCGTCCAGTGATAAACGGCACCATGGGAATCACCCCAATCGTAAGTCGCTCCTGTTGCTCGATCTGCCATAGCCCCTCTTTATTTCTCACCTCCACTTTCCACATGACGGCATCGCCGGATCCGTCGCCTAGATTCATCTCTTTGGCTGCTTCGCTCGATAGCCGCCAGAACGTCCTCACTCTGTCGGGTGCTTCCAGAATTTTGATGAGGGTGAATTGCTCCCGCCCTTGGATAATCTCGGATTCAATCCAGATGACATTATCGGCTGGTATGTGGACCCAGTAAGGTCTTACGCCTGCTTTTTTCTCTTCCTCTA